GAATCTAATACAAGCAATAATGGTTTTCTTTCAGACTTATCTTGAGCAATATACTTATCTAATACTGTTAATGCTTGATGTCTAAATTCTTGAACAGTAGTAACTGGCATTACAACCATACGACTACTATCAATTTGTCTTTCTTCTATAATATCTTTTGATACAGCTGATTCACTTTCAAAAAATATGACACCGCCATCTGGATTCTGGTCAAGAAAGTTTTTACACATACCTAATACAAAGAAGGTTTTACCTGTGGCACTTTCACCTGCAATAGCAGTTATCTTGTTTGATGGTAGACCTTTGTTTATACCACCGCCTAACAATGCATTGAATATATAAGAACCTGTATCAATAAAATCTGTTACATCACCTGACGCACCATCTGATACTAAACTAGCATATTCATTACCAGTTTCTTTAATTACGTCTTTTAAAAAATCACTCATTATCTACCTCCTATTACATTCTTTTTGTTATTATTATACAGTATGTACAATCTTTTGTCAAGCAAAAAACTCATCTAAAGTTGCCTTTCTTGAATTTTTAAATAGGTCTGTTTCTGGACCAAAACACCAAACATTTTCTATGAACATCTTATTCATAAAGTCAGCCTTTTCTTGCTCATCTTTAAATAGTGTATCTGATTTTGGTCGTTGCATAATTCTCATGCCAATCTGACCAAGAAAGTTATCTCTAAACTTATCTACTAATTCATCACCAGAACGATAACGAACACCATGAATTTTTGGATCCATAATATTTACAAACATAAACTTTGAAACTTCCATAGTTTTTTCTGCAACTGATAAGTAAAATTCATCACGCCATTTATCATACTCGTTAAACTTATGCCATGATTGTAACTCTTGTTTATCACCACCTTTATTATATTGTTCAGTAGAAAAATATGGTGGACTTGTAAATGCAACATCTATATTTGGTAGTTTATGATATGGTAAATCTTCTGCACCACAATTCCATATCTGCACTTTTTTAGGTGTAGGTAAAAGTTTATTGTATGTAGCAATTTGTTCCTGATATCTTTGATATGTATTTGGATTAGGGTCACAACCATAATATTCTTCAGCGTCTGAAGCAAAGAAACCTGCAAGTCTATCGCCCCAACCACAACTTGTATCTAAAACTGTTTTAGCATTTGTAATATCATAGATTGCTTTTGCAACAACTGGTTTAAATTGTGTTGCAATATATGTGCCTAATCTAAATGCTGAGATGTAACTCTTTTCATCTAATCGACCACCTACTAATTTTTCAGTTTCAGTACCATCTAATTCTTTTATCTTTGTTAGTTTAACATCATTAATACCTCGCCATATTGGACCTAAACATTTCCATATAGCATAAGCATCTCCATTTTCCCAAACTTCTTTAGGTGCTCTGAAGCCATAACTGCTACATTCTAGTCGTAAATCTTGCATGAAATAATTACTTACATCATTAAAGGTACTAGCACCATTTATCAAGCCAAGTCCGTACTCACTATAAGGGTATTTGTAATCATCATACTTTTCAAATACTTCCTTTTCTACTTGCTCGTTAGGAATGCAAATGGTACTAGTATCAAACTTTTTAAGACGACCAAAACTAATTCTCATATCACTATTAGTTATTTCTTTGAGTGGAAATACTGGTCTTTCTGAAGCAATATAGTCTGCTAAGTGTGTTCTCATCTTCTCTTTACCATACTCAGCATTCATTTTTTCAAAGATAGTAGATGTCAAGATAGGTAGTTTACCGTCTGTAGCGGCGGCTATGAGACGATTATATAAGTCATTGTCTCGTTCATAGTGTGTAAATGCGTTTTCTTTCATTAAAAGAAGTTATCCAAGGTTGATTGTTTTTCAAAATTCCAGTTGATTGCGTTCACAATAAATCGTAATGGTTCTAAGAATGATTTATCAAACTGCTCATCATGATTAATATATTGATGTAAGTTAAATTCTTTTGGCAAGTGTGTAGGGAAAGATATTACTCTTTCTCTTAACGGATTAGGTTCTTTTAAAACAATAAATTTAATCTTATCACCTTCTTGTATTTCTTCATACTTAACTAACTTGTTTTTCTTTAGTAAATTATTATACAGTAAAGCACCTTTCACATGAATTGGTGTTGACTTTTGATATATGTCTGTTGATGAAGAATACTTTCTGAGATTATTACATGAACGAGGATAAGCAATTTCTTCTGGTCGCAGTTTTTTAAAGTGTGTTCTAAATTCATCTATAAATTGTATTAGTGCTGATTCATCTTTAGTCATAATTACTTTTAATGCTTCTTTAATCTTAACACGACAAGGGGCAGGTGTTGAACTTTTGACTGCTTCAATACCCATAATCTTCAACTTAGGTTCTTTTAAATCAACGCCCTCTTCATTGAACACATTGAGAATATATCTTTTCTTGGCAGTCCATATACCTTTGTTAGCAATAACTTCTCGTTTCATAATCATCTTTTGGTCATATGCTTTTACATATTTAGCAAGTTTGTCATAACTATTATCAATTGCCTTTTGTAATTTTTCTTCACAAAATTTATCTAGAACTTTTACAATCTTTCTTGTATCAGATTTATCTTTAAATATTTTATCTACAACTGCACCTAGTTTTACATAGATAGAATCAGTATCAGAAGCCACAACATAAGTTACATCTTTAGTTTTTAATAAATTGTTTAGATACTTATTCACATCTCTTTCAATCCATCTAATCGCAAGTTGACCTGCCTTTGTAATACCTTCTGCATGTCTTACATCAAAGTATTTAAAGTATTGATTACCGATAGCACCATAAGCACTATTCAAAGCAATCTTTCTTGCAAGTTGAATATTATGATTAGCCGCAATATCATTTAATAGTTTTTTATCACCAGTTTCTTGATATAACTTTTTACACTCAATCATTTTCTTTTTGTAGATAACTCGTTCTTTGTAAAGTTTCTCCATCAACTTAGGAAGAAAACCTCGTTTGTCTGTTCTAAACATAGCACCATTAGGTGTAATAGTAGAACCATCTAGATGAGATAAATCAGATTCTTGATTTAACATTTTATCTACACTTACAGAATTAGGTTCAAACCCGACCATTGTTTCAGGTGAAATATTATACTGCATAATTAAATGTGGATACAAACTGTTTAAATCAAAACTACAAATCCAGTCGTGAAAACCTACAATAGGATCCTTGACATATGCACCTTCATAACCACCAGAGTATTCATTGTTATTTACAGCAGGACAAACAAGTTTATTCTCTTTGAGATAATTAAATATGATAGTGTCCCACATACGAACTTGACCAAACACATCTTGATAATTTACTTTGCCTTCATAAGCCATAGTCAAATGTAAAGCAATCAACTGCATTTTATCTTCTAACTTATCAACTATCTCAACATCTTGAATATTATACTCTACAAATAATTGATAATCATTTTGATAAAACTCTTTGAAAGTATCATATGGATTCTCTAATTTGTTTTCGCCTAATTCTACTTGACCAATGTAATCTAATTTATAACTCTCTTGTCTAACAAATGTATGTTTACGATATAAGTCAAGATAATCTAAAACTGAAACGCCTAGAATATCATAATAGTTTTGTTCTCTATTGAATCCTTTAGCAGTTATTTTTGCACTATTAGAAGTTACGATACCCCAAGGACTAAACTGATTTACAAATTCATCGCCCATAAGATATCTAAAACGATTCATCAAATAAGGTATATCAAAGAACTTAACATTCCAACCTGTCACGATATCAGGATTGTAAGCAGTCCAGAACTTAGTAAACTTTTGTATCAAGTCTCTTTCAGTAGAACATTTAAAATACTTTACATCATCACGGTCATTAACAAAGTTACCACAACCGAAAACAATAATACTTTTTCTTACATGGTCTTTTACAGTAATACAAATTAGAGGTTCACTTGCAACACTAGGGTCAGGGAAACCGTTTTCACTTTCACACTCAATATCAATTGTGATTAATCTTATTTGTTTTAAGTCCCAATCAATCTTGCCTGGAAACTTATCTGCGATATATGGATATTGAAATCTTGTATTACCAAAATATTCAAAGTTAGTTACACCTTTATATTCGTCAATCCACTTTCTTGCCTCATACATACTGTCATGTTGTATCTTTGCTACATTACGACCATCTAATGTTTTATATCCTGTTTCTTTTTGAACAGGAGTAAACAAAGACGGTTTGTAATTTACTTTAAACTTTTTATGACTGCCATCATGGTCGATACCACGAACTAGTAATCGACCTTTATGTGGCAGTACACTCGTATAGAATTTCACTATATCTGTGTATTATTAAAGTTTTTGTTTAATGCAATTAGTTTTTCTTCAGCTGATGACAATATATCTAATTGTTTATCCATCTCTTCAATAAACTGTGGGTGTTCGCCTATGCCTACTGAATTGTCAAAATATACAACTAGAGTAGCGTATGCTGCTGCTATGTCTGCTTCGTATTTTTTCTGTAACGCCTTGAATAAGGGGTTATCTGATTGATGTGATTTTGCCATTGTAATTTACTCTCCTTCTCATAATAAACATTATTATAACACAAAAATGTTATGTTGTAAAGCACTAATCTAAACTATATTTGGTTGTAACCACATATTTTCTGTCTGGATTTACCATAACATTTACTCTACTCATAAACTCTCGGTCAAATAGAATTGGCGTTCTATCTTCTCTATCATCTAAAGTAAATTCTGTTTCATACATAGTGCCTAAGAACTCGACATCTAGTTTAATCACATATCTAGTTTCGTCATAATTTCTTAAACCGCCTACTGATATTTCTTCTTGACGGATTATATCACTTGTAATAGTTTTATCTAGTAAAGACCATGTAATTTTTTTACCATTAACTTTTATTTTGTCAGCATGAATAACTGGCATACCTGAATTACCGGTATCAAACTTGGCGATGATTTCACCAAATGGTTTGATAGTTACAATCTCTTTATATCCACACTCACTAGGTACTTTAACCCAATTCTCTTTGTCAGCAAAAAATTCTATAATCTCTTTACTAATATTTTGACCACTTGCTTCTTCCATACCCTCAGTACCAGGAGATGAGTTTACCTCAATAACAAATGGTGGTTCTTTTTCTCTATTGTTACTTGGTATAAAGTCAACAGCAGTCCATAATCCATTAACTGCTTTTGCAGCCTTTAAACTTTCTTCTATTTCTAATTCTGTTAGTTTTAATTTTTCTGGTTTAGAGCCTTGTGATACATTACTTCTAAAGTCTCCTTCAATTACAGGTCGCTTCATTGTTGCTAAAACTTTATTACCTAATACTAATACCCTAACATCATAATCTGTTTTAATATATTCTTGTAAAAGTAAATCTGTATCCGGGTCTTGTTTGTAAATTAATTGCACAATACTATCTAGTGCTTTTTCTGATTCAACAAACAACACACCAACACCTTTTGAACCTCTTAAAGTTTTCATAATCACAGGCATTTGTGAATCTAGTTTATCGAATGCTAGTGCTGATTTCTCAGGGTCGTTTATAAGTGTAGTTTTAGGTTGTCGAATACCATAATCAGAAAGTCTTAATGCCGTTCTATACTTATCTGTACATATACTAATTGTTTCTCGGTTGTTAATTACACAAACACCATGTTTTTCTAATGATGATACGATATCCATCCAACTGTCTTTTCTGACAACTGAACCTCTTATGACAGCGATTGTATCAGCGGCCGAAACTACAAAACCTTTTTCATCATCTTTATTATGTAATCTAAAAATGCCATCTTCGTATGTAGAATAACCACCTGTTAGTTTATAAAGATAATGTTTCCATCCTAACTTTTCTGCTTCTACTTGTAGTCTATCAGCAGTATGAAAAGTCTTTGCCTTTTCAGGCTCATCTGTAATTATAACTAATTTATATTTCTGATTGCCATTAGCCTCAGTTATAAATTCTCTAAACTTGGGTGCCTTCATCTTCGATTTTTTTACCTATATTATATTTTGCTTGTAAGTCCCATTCATCCTTTTCTTTAAATGATAAAACTTTGATTTGTGATAGAGGTGCTTTATTTTCAGCAACTTCGGCATTAACTATTGCAATTAATCCCCAATCGCCTAATAATTGAGCAATTGTATTTCTTCTTTCAATATCGTTCTCGGTTAAGTTTGCTTCTTTACCATCTAACGCAAATAGTTCTTTAAAATGCGTTATGAAATATCTACCTTGTTTGTGTAGTATATGACACGATTGAAATAATTTTTTATCTTTTCTAGAGGCAACACCAATTCTAGTTAGTGTTTCACGAACTTTTAAAAAATCGTCTGGTTCTTTCAATTGGACTTCCAGCATATTTCCTGGATCCCAACTATTATCTAATTCATTCATTTTGTCCCACCTTTATATAGTTTTTCCTTGATGAGTTTTATCTCATCATTGGTGAGTATATCAAGAGCGGACTTTGCCTTATCATTACTATAACCATAATACTCTTTTACACACTCAATCTCTTTTAGTTTATTCGCCCTTAGAAACGGACTATATCGTTTCTTCGTTCTAATACTATTTAGTAGAAATTGAAATTGCATATCCTTGTCTATGAAATGATTTCTATTCATCTCATTCACAAGCATTACGGTATCTGAAAAGGCAGACAACATCTTATTTACAATAAAAGCAGGATACTTCTTCTTCCATAAATCATCTTCAGACTTCATTAAGTCTTTCTTTGTAAAGTTTATTGCATTTAAGTATTCTTTAAGTTCGTAACTCATATTGCACCTATATATTTTTTAAGTTCTTTATCTTGAACATCATCTGGTATTTCATTCTTATAGAATATTCTATAACTATCGCTACCATATTTACCTATACCATGTAGGTCTGTAGCGTCTTTACGATTCCAAGAAAGAAAATCTAAACTCATCTGCCTCATTCTCTTTGCTCTTACGGTTGACATACCTAGAGGCCTTAGCATTCTCTCCTGTGTCTTATATCTACCCCTTATGAAAGCAGAGGCATTAGGATATCTCTTGAATAATTTAGGTAATAATTTCTTGACTTGTTTTCTATAAGTGAGATTGAGACACATCACACCAACCATATGTTGCCACTCACTCTTGACCTGTTGTTGGACCATTAGATTATCTATCATTTGAATTTAACCTGGGACATCAATTCAGTTAGACATGCCACCAGATTAATTTCTTGGTCTGCAACAAAGGCAGACTTATACTGATAATCAGCAATAATTAAAACAGCATGAGGTATAGTTTCTGGTTGTAAACTATCATACATATTGTCATAAATTTTTCTAAAGATTTTAA